GACAGGCTGGTAAAGGTGATTTTTCTAAGTTTGATCAGTCGTTATTAGGTGTTTTGTTGGCATATATGGCAGTTGCTTCTTATCCTTTTTTAGATAAATCCAGTTTTGGTCGTGAGGAGTTTGATTATATATATAAACGGTATGTGTACGACATTATTTATAAATGTTGTAATTTATATGGTCATAATGCATTAATAATGCTATTTGGAACTATGTTTTCGGGAATGAAGGTTACTTCTAGCGGGAACACTGCATGTATGACGATTTTGTATGAGTTATATTTGCTTGAGTTGGCAGAGAAATATGATAATGATCCTGTTGTTAGGATTGTGTTAGAAGCTGAAATGATGCCTGCTATGAACTTTGGGGATGACCATAATCACACATGGCCCGTGTGGATGAATGGTAGATTGCTGTACGATGACTCTAAATCTATATTAGAAGATTATGCCAATTATTGTGTTAGGGTCTGGCAAATGAAGTACAAATTAGATGAGTTTCAATTGTATGAATCATATTATTCTGTTCACAGTTATGTAACTCAACCTGATGGTTCATTTATAGAGGTTGCTAAATATGAGGGTCCTACGTTTATTAAAAATGCAGCTTCCATCACGATTGTTGATGGTGAACCTGTTGGTATTTATCCTTATCAGGAGTCTCATCATCTGTTATGTAAGTTATATGGTATGGCCGCTACTCAGAATTTGGAGTTGTCACTTTGTTTGATTAGCTCTTTGGCTCGATTGTCGTCTGGGAATTTGGAAGTTTATTCGCAATTGAGAATATTGTATTCAAAAATTAGGGAAAGGGTTGGTCGTGATCCGTCATTGCATGCATGGACAGAGTTTTTGAGAGGGAAAAATGGTAGGTCTTTAGATGCCGTTTCTAAAGCCTTAAAAAAAGATGAGCCTCCCTCGTTTCCGACTCTTCCTGAATTGTGGGCTATTCAGAATAATGGTTATGTTACAAAAACCGGATTTTGTATGAGGAATGAGGACGGGGTTTCTTATGATATGACTCCTATAATAACCAATACATTTGATGGTGAACTTCAGCCAACATTTGAGAGTCAGCGTGATGATCATGCTGAGTTTTTGTCTGAATTTATTGATTCGGACAGTGGATGATTAATGTGTGTCGCTACTCATGCCCTTACTGATAGGTGTAAATCAAACGGGTAACCGTACCTCCAGTGACGTGCTATGTGTAGTGAAGGTTAAG